AGAACCGGATGGAACACGCCAGCAGCGCCCTGCCAAGGCTGCGTGCGTTCTTCGATCTTCATTCCCAGAAGGTCTAGGCCCTTTACATAGCTCCGTGCCCAATCCTTACGGGACTGACGGTCGGCGACAAAATCATCAACAAGTTCAGATGCCAAATCTTGAAGGTCAGCCTCCTCCATGAACTCAGCCAAGTTGGCATCGTGATCAGGGCCAGCAATCGATTCTGCCACCTCTCCGGTGAAATCGATAATCATCGCCTCATCATCTGTGCTTATCGACACCGCATCAGGATTTACGACTTCAACTTGGACCTCATCAGTGGACTCCATGTCCAAGTCTGCTGGGTTCATTTGCTTTTCAACGGCCATGGCAGGCTCCTAAGTTATGCTTTTCCATAATAACAGACCATCTGCCATGGTGGGAGCCTTCCATCCGGCTGACTACTTTCCACCCCTTGGATTCGTACTCTAGTATTTTTTCGTGAGTCACAAACCTGAGGGTCATGCTAGTAGTATTCGACAGGTCTTTTGTAGATTGGCTCGTCGTCCCAGTCATCCATAACACTCCTAATCCAGCCACCCTGCCTGAATCGCAGCATGGCTTGGGTTGTGGAGTCCACCAAGTCATCATGTTCTCCCGCTGGGAACGCAGCGCACTCCTCAATCACCTCTTCAGCCCATCTGGTCGGAGGTGCCCAGACAACCCCTGAGGCGAACAAGTCGCTCACTGCGTTCACGCGAGCTATCTTATCCTGTCCACGAGACGGTGTAAACTCGGTGACCGGAATGCCCATTGCCCGAAGCTCGAAAATAAGCGGAGATCCGGCGGCCTTGGCTTCCACGATCATCTGATCAGGCTCATATTCCCAATATTTCTCGTATGCAGCGCGTTTTAGCTCTGGAAACTCCAGTTTTTCCTTGTATGCGTCGAGAAGAATGAGGTTCGGTACCGTTTCACCCTGATCATTCGGGTGATTGAACACCCCCCACGTCGTACAGGCGGAGTAGTCGGCCCTTTGGGTCTTCAAAAACGCCGTATCCCAGCTTTGAATGATGGCCTCACACGGTGGCGGGCTTTCATATTCCCACTCTCGCCACCATTCGCGCTTAATTAGAGCGCCTTCTTCCGATGTCGGGTCTTGCTGGTATTGCGCCGACCATTTCGACACCGGGAGTTCGGCCTTTAGGGACTCTAGCTGCTCTTTAGGCCAGAACTCAGGCCAGAGCGGGTCGCCGGATGGCATGATTGCCGGAAACTCAATGACCTCCCACTCGTCTGCGCCGTCTCTTTGCGTGGCTGACTTGATGATTTGCCCGGTGAGGTCCCGTGTTGACCACCTTGTCATCACCACAATGATCGATCCCCCCGGCTGAAGACGCTGACGGGGTCCAGATGTGTACCACTCGTAGACCTTGTCGTAGACTTCGGGGTTGTATGCACCGATAGCGGCTTCCTGCTCCGAGTGCGGGTCATCAATAATCAGAACATCAGCGCCCTTACCGGTCACGGCACCGCCAACACCGATGGCGAAGTAATCGCCTTTCTTGTTGGTGTTCCATCTACCGGCGGCTTTTGAGTCCGAGGACAGTTCGATGCCGGGGAAAACCTCTTGGAAGTCCTCTTGGTCGATGAGGTTACGCACCTTACGGCCAAAGCCCACTGCCAGTTCGGCTGTGTGCGCGGTCTGAATGATCTTCTTTTCGGGATATTTGCCGAGGAACCATGCCGGGAACAGGTATGACGCGAACTCGGACTTGGTATGCCGGGGTGGCATGTTGATTATCAGGCGCTTTAGCTGGCCATTTGCCACCCTCTCAAAGGCATCAGCCATGATGGCATGGTGCCGACCACCGATAAAAGACGGCCACATCCTGTGGACAAACGGCAAAAACTTATCTCTGGACTCTTCCTTGGCCTTTGCTTCCTCAAGCTCAACCAGCAGATCCAGTATTTCTTGCTTCTTGTCGGGCGGGAGGTTGTTGATTTTACCCTTGATGGCATTCAGCGAGTTCATGTGGCCGTTTCGTCTCCGGTCTCGCATTTAAAGAAAAACTGAAACGGCACCGAGGGTAGTGTGGGAACAACTGCCTTTGCCATTTCGCGAACTCGCGCCCTACATACCTCCTCTTCGAGATATGGTCCACGGTTATCGGTAAATTGCATGCAGGCGTCAGGCCTTCCCATTACGCAGGCTAAAACTATCGCAGTGAACATAGCTACTCATGCACACACCTATTCATCAGAACAGATTTTGCAAGCTCCAAAAGAAAGACCATTTCAGGGGCCTTTCCGTGTGACGTGGCCATGAAAAGGTTACCGTCTTCCGTCCAGCCAATAACCATGGCCTCCGTCATTGTCACCTCGTCCTTCAGGACCTCAAGCATCTCCCTTGGGTCCAATTCTGCTTCTTCGTTCAGAACCGAAGTGTGCGGAAACTCTATTATGTTGTCAGTCATAAGGCCCCCAAGTCAACATCTCCCGTCACGGCGGGGGAGCGAAAGGACAGCTCAACCCCGCCGGAGGCACCGGGAGACGGTGTGCCTCCCTAGTATCTTATAGTAACTATAGACTACTAACTAGATATAGACCTCTAATAGGTATATTATATATATACTATTAGAGATAGAGGGAGACTATCTGATTTTAGATACCCCCCATGGGGTAGGATTCCTACGGCACTCTCCTAGAAAAGTACCCTAGTACAAATCAAAACCCCTCCTCTGTCAGAAAAACAAGGGGGAGGGGGTCATTGCACTGTAGGCCCCTCAGAAGCCTCCCAGAAGGCCCACATGCTTTCCCGGCGCTCCTCTACCACCTCAGTCATCAACACCGCCTCACCGGGCTTCAGAGCGTTCCAGAGGGCTATTTCCTCAAAGGTCCTACAACATGACAGGCACATTTCGTAGCCATAGTCCAATCGGCACACGGCATTGCATGGCGTTGCAATATCTTTTGAGGGTTCATGGGATGTGTGGAACATCATGTATGTAAACCGTGCATAGGCCTAGGCAATCAGGGGGGTCGGGGAGGGGTGGGGTCAGCCGGACGCCCCATCGAAACACCCCCTAACCCCTTGTTATGACAGTAATTTTGGCTCTGGGCCTTATTCACCCATAATCAGGGCCAGCTTCCGCTGTATGTCTGCCTCGATGTCGTGGGCTGTTCGAGGCGTCTTGTCCTCTTGTTCCACCCTATCGGTGAACATGCCAACGCTCCGGCCTAGCTGCGTCAGTGCCGCCACCCTCGCGCTGTCGCTGCCAGCCTCGACGGCCTCACGCTTCAACTGATCGGTCACCCAATTTCGTAGGCGGTCATCGTCTGTCTGCCTTCGTGCGGTGTCTTCCTCGACTATCTGATCGATCCTTGCCTTAACCTTGCTAGATGCTGCCAGTCGGCAAGCTGCCTCCCATTTGGTCTTTTCTGATCCATTGGGCATGTAGCCTGCTTCCCGATATGCATCAGTGAGCATCGATCCCTTGGCGACAAGGTGAGCGAAATGTTCCTGCTTGGATGTCAGCTTCCCCCCTGTATTAGACACGACTGTCAGGTGAGGGTGCTTGTCTTTGTCTTTGGTCATTGGTCTTCCCTTGTATAGGTGCCGCCATCATGCGCTACCGCTTGGCGGGCTTTTGGCCTATGCGGGCGCTTGCGACACACCCTGCTGCGCTACCCTGATTTTCACTGATCCGGCCTGATATCGGGCGTTTCAGGCTGGAATTGTCCTACCGTACAAAAATAATAGCAAAATACCCCTACCGCTAGAACCCGCAGTCAGCTTGGGTTACAGGGCGAATAGAGAAAAATAAGAAGAAATAACGAAAAAAAAGGCGAATTAGGCTATTGACAGAAATACCCGATCCGAGATACGCCTGCGGCGTCCAGCCAGCGATAGCACGGCGTAAGTGGCAGGGGCGGCAGCTATGCCCCGATTTCAGGCCCTGTTTCGCCACCCCGGTATGTCGGTTCGAACCCCGGCTCACCCACCCCACTGAATGGCGGGGCGGTGTCACCTCTCCCACTGGCGCGGCCAAGATCAAGAACAGGTCGCCGCGCTGGGCAGCACGCGATACGGCGTCGGGCCTCACGGCCTGATGCGGTGCGGTAAGTCTGGCAGGGCGCGGCACAGGCGTTCCTGCGGAGAGGTTCCTGTCGCCGGGGATTGGTACCCCGGCCTGATGAGACACCACACGAAACAGGGAGACGCTACATGCGCTATTCAGTTTTTCAGGTTCACCTTTCCAAGAACGACATCGACTGGCTCAACGCCGGGGTCGAGACCACACTGACCACCGAATGGATGCGGAACCGCAGCTTTGCGAAGGACGCGCCAATGTGGCTGATCTTCGAGGGTCACTTCCAGCATGCTGCTGAGATCACCACCGACGCCGATCTCGACTGGGACGAAGAGGTCATCGAAGCCGATCTCGAAAACGTCTTCCGCATCGGAAACATCGGGCCAAGGGTCGGCACCGGCGTGATCAGCGACGAGGACATCAAGACCGGCGACCGCTTCCATTCGATATCGGTTGGCGATCTGGTGGTCGATCCTGCCGACAACGTCTGGCACGTTCAGTCCTTTGGCTGGCAGAAGATCGGCACGGTGACTGATCCGACCGGCCCCATGAACCGGCTGGTGATCGACGAGACGTTGGTCGCCGCTGCCGACGCGCAGGATGCTGCAAACAAGGCTGAGGCTGAGGCACAGGCTCGTTATGACGAGATGGCGTCCAATGCAGCCAGCTACTACTTCCAGTCTGGTCAATAACGATAGGGGGCTTCGGCCCCCTGTGTCTGCGCCTGAAGCTGGCGCACTGATGAGCCGCACGGTGCGGCCTTGGCCCAAGCATGGGCGAAACACACACAACCCTTTGGGAGACTTACCACATGCCTAAAAACACTTTTGCACTCGACGCCGACAACCTCAACGTCATCGGTTCCAACCAAACCCGCATCGACACCCTGAAGGGTGACGCTGCCACCATCCGCGAAGAAAGCCAAACCCTGAAGCTGGACAGCTACTGCCAGCTGATCGCCGGTATCGCGGACGTGAAGCTGACCAGCAAGTCGAACCTTCCGACCGCTGTCTCTTCTAGCCTGAAGGGCGACCTGATGGATGTCGGGCAGCAGACTGAGAGCATGGCCAACAAGCTGGTCAAGAACGCTGTCGGTGCGCGGAACGTGTTCGGCATTGCCGGTGACAACATCACGCCTGAGATGGTCGCCAGCGTCTTTGCCGACAACGAGATCACATCTGAGGCCAAGCTGATCAAGGCTGTCTCTGGTGACGCTGAGAAGACCAAGGTTCAGCTTGCCGTCGAGAAGATTGTCGGTCGCCGCTCAACCAAGAAGGACGAGAAGGGCAACCGCATCGACGGTGACAAGTGGGTCGGTGGCTTCACCTATGAAGAGATCGAAGAGTTCACCATGCTCATGGCCGACACCATGGAGGTGCGCCGCGCCATGGAGGCAGCCGCTCAGGAAGCAGCCGACAAGGTGGACTCCGACAACGAGAGCGCAAACGAAATGCTCGACCAGCTTTAGGCTGGTCGGGACCACCACCACCAACAAGCGAGGATCACATGAGAGAAAATCTTGTCCGCAACATGCGGTATGACGACGACGCTGGCGGTCGCCTCTGGGCTGTCTTCCCCCGCCGGTATTCGGATGAGCGCATCCGACAGTTCTTTCGGATGCACGGCGTCTGGACTGACGGCCACTATCAGCGCACCGGCAGGTTCGCTCTAAGCATGGGCGGCGAGGGCGTAAGGTCAGGTGGCCCCGGCTCGTATTACGAGGACGGCTTGGTATTTCGACGCAAAGGTTCTCGCGTCCTAGTCACCCAAAGCTGGGGCTACGACATATGAAACTGAGGCGGGGGCTTCACGGCCCCTGCCATTCTTTAATTTTGTACCATCGTACAAAATGCGGCAATTCATGCCGACACACACACGCAACATGGGAGACACCTTATGCGTATCAATGAAGCCCGGACTATCGTCGAAGCATCCTTCAACAGCCAGATCGATCACCGCATGAACGGTGCCGGTCGTCCTATCGTCGTCCTTCTGGAGAGCGACCCCGGCATTGGCAAGACGGCCACTGTACGCCAGATCAGCGAAGCCTTGGAGATCGACCTTCTGATCTTCTCGCTGGCCCAGTACGACCCCGCTGAGGTTGCCGGTTGGGTGGTATCGACTGAGGATGGCATGACCCGCCTTCGCCCTGACTGGTTCCCGGTCAACACGCCAGAGCAACAGGCCAAGGCTGAGGCTGGCGAGATTGTCGGCGCGATCTTTATCGATGAGATCAAGAACGCCACCGTCGCCGGTCAGAATATTCTGGCGCAGCTTGTTGATGAGTTCCGCTGCGGCAAGCACCATCTGCCTGACGGCTGGGTGATCGTCGCTGCGTCCAACCGTGACAGCAACCGTGCCGGTACCAACCGCATGCCGACACACCTGAAGGATCGCTTTATGATCATCGATGTTGACGCAAACATCGAGGACTTCACGGCGTATGCCACGGCCAAGGGCTTTGATCCTATGATCACCAGCTTCTATCGTGCGCGTCCTGAGTTGCTGTCCAACTTTGATCGTGACGCGACCGCATGGTCTTCGCCTCGTGGTGCCGAAAAGGTCAACACCATCCTGTCATGGGGCCTCGACCCTGTGCTTGAGTTGGCCGCTATCGGCGCACAGGTCGGCGAGGGCGTGGCCGCTGAGATGGCCGGTCACAAGCGCATCTACAAGTCGCTTGTCGATTTCGATGAGGTGATCAAGTCGCCTTCGACTTGCCGCATCCCTGAAGATCCGGCGGCGTCCTACGCCATGGCATCGATGCTTGCGTATCGTGCGACAGCCGACAACCTCGACGCTGTCCTGACATACGCAGCACGGTTCCCGCATCGGGAGTTCTTCGCCCTGACGGTGAAGGATGCGGTAGGCCGCAACCCTAAGCTGAAGATCGATGCGCGTCCTGTGCTGAAGAAGCACCTGAACGAGCATGGCCCCGATCTGATGAAAGACTGGAACTAGGAGGTTCAACATGAATGTAGAAACCAAATTGGCGAGAGCGAAAACTAGGCTGATCTTTGATCAGCCTTTTTTCGGCACCCTTGCATTCGGTACTGAGTTCATCCGCGACGATGATCAGCCAACGATGTGTACCAACGCTCAGTGGATCAAGTGGAACGCTGACTTTGTTGATGCCAACAGCGACACCGACAACATGTTCGTCATCGCGCATGAGGTCTTGCATATCGGCCTTCATCACTGTGGTCAGACGACCATCGATGGCAAGAAGGCTGACCCGCAGCTTCAGAACATGGCAATGGACTATGTGATCAATGCCATTCTGCTGGAGGCTGGCGGCGTCATGACGATGCCTAAGGGTGGCCTGTATGACCCCAAGTATTCCGGCATGACGTGGCAAGAGGTCTACCGCATACTGGATCAGGCTGATGAGGATCAGCGTCCGCAGCCGCAGCCATGGGGCGGCGACATTGGCATGCCCAAGGATGGTGACGGCAACGACGCCGGGACTGAGCAAATGCGTCAGATGGAGGCCGAAATCAATTCACGGCTGACACAGGCCGCTGATGTTGCCAAGTCCAAGGGCAAGTTGCCGGGTGCCATTGCTGAGATCGTGACCCGACTTCGCAAGCCCAAGGTCAGGTTTGAGGATGTGCTGCTGCGCTTCATGTTCGGTGATCAGCCTGACGATTACAGCTACCGCAAGCCCAACAAGCATGCGTGGCATGAGCAAGGCCTCTATCTGCCGACACTGGAGAATGACGGCGTAGGTCACATTGCCCTGCTGTTCGACTGCTCCGGCTCCATGTCAACGCCGGAACTTGAACAGGGTTTCTCTGAGGTCAAGAACCTGATCGAAGAGTTCAGCCCCAAGTCGGTGACTGTCGTTCAGTTCGACGGCCAAGTGCAAAAGGTCGATACGTTCTTTGATGGCGACTTTGTCGAGCGCATCGACTTCACTGGCCGGGGCGGCACTCGCGTCGAGCCAGCGTTCAAGTATCTCGACCGGGAGGATGTACAGCACGATCAGATCATCGTGTTCACCGACATGGGCATCCATGACTATCCCGACATTGCGCCGGACGTTCCGGTGCTTTGGGTATCGACCGTCGATGAGGGCCGGTACACCAAGCCACCATTCGGTGAGATCACACACATTGAGGTGGCCGCTTAGTGCGGCCCCTCGCTTTTGAAGAAGATGAAATCGCAAACTTGTACCCTAGTACAAATTGGAGGTCAGCATGACTGCATACACACAAGAGATGCACAAGCATCTAGAATTTCTTCGCGCTGAAATCGATGACACGGCCAAGCGTTGGTCGCCATACATGGACCGCGCAACCGCCGGTAAGATGGCCGGTGACGGTCGCTACAGCTACTCGCACCGCCATGTGACCGATGAGATGGAAGAGCTGCTCTCAGGGCTTTGTGGGGGCAGCAAGGACTCGTTCTGGGCCATTGGTCACCACCTCGACAGCATGGGTGACGCCATAAAGAAAATCAGGAACATCCGGCGCGGCCACCCTAGCGATGTTGAATATGAGCCAATGCGCGAACACAGGGAAAAGAGCGCGACCATGTTCGACTACATTTCTGGCCGCTGCTTCCCAAGAGCCAATATCAAGGCTCGTACCGGCGGGGTGCATGCCGAGACTGAGAACCCCGGCAACAAGTACAGCGCACGTCACTATGTGTCTGTGGGTATCGGGTGGTACAGGTCAGTAGGCAGCAAGGGCATTGGTATGATCAGAGCCGGTGACGGCATCCGCTGCGTCCTGTACGCACGGCAAAATGATGTTGGCTGGGTGGCTGACGAAAAAATGGTCTGCTTCAACGTGACCACGCTGTCGATCAAGCACAACAAAAGCACAGTCGAGGATGGCTGGCTTGTCGTGCATGAGGACACCCTTCTGTCTGAACACGACCCACTGATGTACTACGGTGATCGCACGGTCGCCAAGCCACATGCCTACAACGCAAACCTTCGCAAGGCAGTCAGCCTTCTGAAGAGCCGCACGTTCAACCGCCTCGTCGATATGCTCGACGATATTTGAGGAGATGATAGTATGATTAGCTACGACAACGCGCCCAACTACCGCTATGGCGGTTACCGCTATGTGCCAGACCTCATGGAGGATGAAGAGGGCATCAGGAAGGCTTGGCACAACGCCTACAAGGTCGAGGACTATGACCCCAACAAGGCGCAGCTTGGCATCACCGCACCGACCTTCACCATCAGTGGGCCAGCCTATCGCTGGCTCACCTATGAAGAGTTCGTGTGCCATATCGACAGCCTCAGGGAGGACAACAACTGGGAGCCGCTGCGCGTCGATGCAATGTATGTGTTTGAACGCATGACCGACATGCTGACCGGCGACGGCGTGGACTTTGAAGAGTTCGACAGCTTCTATGAAGAGTTGCGAATGAACATCAAAAACAATGGGGGGCGGTAATGAGGCACTATATTTACGCGACCATCGGTTTGATCGGCATCATGTTCGGTGTCGGTTACGTTGAAGATCCATCTAACAATCTGCTTGTCGGTGTCGGCATTCTGTACAGCTTTGTCGGCCTGTTCTGCTACAGCTTGGTGCAGCTTGTCCGCAAGCAGCACGGCCAAATCTAACACCCGCTAGAGTGTGTGCGGCCATGGGGGCTGGCCGGAAAGCGTGATCGTGTCTAGCGGGTAACCTCCCGCGATCACGCGCCCCCACCAAATACAAAAACATGTGCAGTTTTGCAGGGTGTTGTGTTTGTCTCGATATGGCCCGACCTGACACCTGTTGTCAGGGCAATGTAGGCATTTTTTTTCACTATCGAAACTTGTACTATCGTACAAATTTATTGACCCTTATTTTTATGTATTTGCCTTGATTGATCTTAATCGGCTACCATATTTAGACACCGGCGACTGCTCACCGTCGGTTATCATCGCCCTTGAGCAAGGCATCACCTCAGGCCTCGACAAACGGACAAGAGGCAGAAAGGTAGACCATGAGCAAAGTTGCTCTCATCTCAAACCAGCGCAAGCTGGTGGCTTCAGACGACCTTGATCAGCAGATTGCTACCCTCAGTTCGCTGATTAACAACCCACCCCAGAACTCGCGCACTGTCGAGATCGGGCCTAAGTTGGCGGAGTACATTCTTGCCAACATCAACATCGGCAACCGCCCCAAGAAGGTGAAGAAGATTGCCGTCTACTCCAACGACATGGCGAACAGCAACTGGTCACTGACTGGTGACGCCATCAAGTTCGGTACAGACGGTCACCTCAAGGACGGCCAGAACCGTCTGGCGGCGTGTGTCCGCGCAGGGGTTCCATTCGTCACCGACGCACGTTTCGGCATCGATCCAAAGTCATTCGTCCACATGGACGTGGGCGCAACGCGGACCAACTCAGACATCTTCGCGATCATGTCTGTGCCGTACCCGAATGACACCGGACAGGTCATCCGCTTGATCCGGGCATTCGAGCAGGGCAAGGCGTACTCACGCCACCTGAACCTGACCAACGATCAGATGCGTGAAATCTACACCGACGAAATGGATCACACGGTTCTGGAGTTGGGCATCAAGATGGCGCGTCAGGCCACCAAGACCACAGGTATTTCTGTGGCTCCCATGGCCGCGCTGTTCTATGTCGCATGGAAGCGTGGGCATAGCGAACAGGTGAAGCAGTTTTTGATCGACCTCAAGAACGGCTACGGCACCGGAGTGCGCTCACCTGTACGCTATCTTCTTGAAACGATTGTCCGCATTAAGATGGAAAATCGTAACAAGATACACCCTGACGTTGCTTGCATTCTTCTTGCACGGGCTTGGCACAACTACAAAGTAGGTAAAGCGTCCGTCAAGAAAGACATGCAGGTTACAGCTGCAAGCGTCATGCCAACAATCTAACGACAAAAAAGAGGCCGGGTTTAGCGCCCGGCCTCAGTCTTTGGGAGGAAACAACATATTGTTGCCTCTAAAAATTAGAACACAACATATACTGTGTCAAGCATCATCAAGGTCTGGCGTCATGTCCGACACAGGTATCTTCACGTCCTTCCCGCCCTCCTGACGCATCATCTCCAATCCAGCCTTCTGACACCTCAAGGACAACCAGAGCATACCCTCTGCGTCCATCTCTTTGATCCACACCTTGCCGTTGATCGACACGGCAAACCCATCATTTCTTGGCACTAACAAAATTTGATCCATAGTACAAATCTCCCCTAGAATGGCACATCCTTGGCCTCATATGTCAGGTCTTCAAAAGGATCATACTCGACCTCTGTATACCGCGATGTCAGCGGGTTGAAATACAGGTCGGCCACACCCTGCTTCCCTACCCAGCTAAACCGGCATTTCCACACATGTATTTCGCTCAGTGACGATGCGATGGGATCTGGCCGGTGAACCGACAGCCCAATATCGGCCTTGGCGAACCACGCAGCCGATCCTGAGATGTCGTATCCTTTCGGCACCGGAACCTTTCCATCCGCACCACGCAGCATCTTTGTCGGGTGCGCCACAAACCACAGATGTATCCCATGCGACTGAGCAAACACGCGAAGCTGCGTCAGCATCTCGCTGATCCAGTCGGTCTCGCTTTTGTCGCCGATCTTCTGGATATAGTTATATGGATCGATGACCGCTCCCCTGACCCCATGCCTGAGAACAGCCACCTTCAACCGTTCCACAATGTTTTCGATGGTCGCCATCGATCCATCATTCTGATACAGGAAGCTGAAGTGGTCCTTCACAAACTTCTTTCCCTCCTCAAGTTCCTTACGATTCAGGCGAGGCGTGACCCCATCGAAAAACGGCTTTTCAAAGTGCTTGCTGATCAACTTGGCAATGTGAAGTCGTGGCTCGTTTTCAAACGAACATATGGCAAACTTCCAGCCCTTTTCCTCAGCCAAGTTCACCATGATCTGATCGACCAGTTCCGACTTGCCAGACGATGGATGCCCAGTGACAACCGTAAGCTGGCCCTCGACAATGGAATAGAACTCATCGACATTCGGATATCCAGTCGAGGCACCCTTTCCCATACCCTTTTCGTATATCTCATCAAGCTGGTCGTAAAAATGCGATGCGTCATACAGACCGGCTACAGGCCACGGTGATACGTTAGCCACAATCCGTTCCACAGCTTTTTTGCCGCTCTTGGTCAGGACATCGTTTATGTCCTTGCAGCCATCGGGATACTCAATCTTCCAGCAACGGTCTTTGCCTATGCGTCGAGCAATCTCTTCGGCCATGGCCTGACCCGGCGCATCAGCATCGGTCGCTATGATCACCCGATAGGCACCATCGATCTTTTTCTTGGCGTCCCAGAGGAACTTAAACTTGCTGTCCTCTGTCGGGTCGATCTTTCCATCTACCACTTTCATCACTGCGCCATTCGGCACCGACACTGCGCTGTCGTAGCCACACTCCATCAGGGTCAGCGCATCCATCTCCCCCTCGCATATGAACAGATCGTCACCGTGAACAACATTGTCGATGTTGAAGAACGATGCCGGTGCGCCATTACACGCGAAACCTTTCTCGTCTATAGCACGAATTTTTTGAGCATATTTTTGTCCCTGATTCAGGTACGGAAAGAAGACGCAGCTCACTTCTTTTCCAAGCCCACGAATGTAGTTGGTGCCGGACTCAAGGCCAGCTCGTTCCGCAGTTTCTTGAGAAATACCGCGCTTCTTCAGCCATGAAATTGTACTAGGGTCCAAATCTCCAGAATCAAAAGCGCGTGCAAGCTGCATTTTTCCCTCCCTCCTCGGCGTGAACACACGCTCCTCAACAGATACTGAACCGCTGGCTTGACAGTGCCAGCAGTTATACAAGACGGTGCCGTCCTCAACCTTCAAAGACAGGGTGCGGTCACGTTTTTTTTTGCGATTATTAGAGCAAAGGGGACACACAGTTTTGTGTTGCCCCTCGCCCACGCGGAGGGCTTCCCCGCGAATGAGCAAGTCATTTTCCATTTGTCATCTCCCAAAGACACCTTGACGATAAGCGGTGCCGGAGATGCTGTCAATGGGGGCCTTCTAATGTATCTATTAGAGATAGATATATATTATATACTATTCTTATCTATTAGATCTTTAAGTTTACGGCCTTCAAATCTAGCGACCGCTGATTTCGAGGAAAGTATGTATCGAAAGTTTTCCCGCATCGATTCCCATTCGATGTCGGCAAGATCGCAGACGGTGACGAAATCTTTTGTGGTTATCCAGTGGGCGACAGCGTCTCTATCTTTCGGGTCATTCAGGTAGGCATCGGAGATAGCTTGGGATATTACCGCTCTCCATAGGTGACACTCGGATGACCGTTCTAGGGTTTTCCCTATCAAGCCCCCAGTAGATATGTTTTTCCTTAACTTGGCGGTCATTCTTGTAAATAATCCCCTGCATCAAATCTAAGATCAGGCTTTCATCCAAGTCAGGTCTGCGCGATGCGTAGTAGATCAACATCTCTACGCACACATCCCCCTCAAATAACTCCTCGTCACCGGCACACTGATCAACAAATGCTTTTGCATATGCCCTAGCTTTATCAGATTTAATCGACGCCGGTCTACCTTTGATGATTACAATTTTGCGGCTGTTGGCTTTTGATGCTGGTTCGCCAAGTATCTGGAAAGTTTTGTTCATTGGCCTAAATAACCTTATTGACCAGATTGGCTTTATTTGGTAACAAGTCTGTGGAAGGGAGACATCATATGGAAATCACAAACAAATATGGACTGCCGCAGTCATTCCTTGATTTTGCACGAAATGACAAATACAGCAAGGGTCAGGCAGATATCTCTGTAACCACCCTTATTGACAGCCCTCGCGTCAGGCTGATGCGTGAACACTTTGCCGATCTGCGCGAGGTGGATGTTACCGACATGATCTGGCCATTGTTTGGCACCGCTGTACATCATGTGCTGGAGAGCAGCGAACCCTCTGATGATATCGTTCTTGAGGAACGGCTTTTCACTAAGATAAACGGCTGGATTCTTTCCGGTGCCGTCGATCACCAAAAGATAGACAGGAACACTGTCGAGATCACCGACTACAAAGTCACCAGCGTCTGGTCCGTTATCCACGGCAAGATTGACTGGGAACGGCAGCTAAACGTGTATGCGTATCTTGTTCAGAAAAACAAGGGGCTGCGCGTGAGCAAGCTGTCAATCTGTGCTGTATTGCGAGACTGGAACAAGCGCGATGCAGCCAACAAACCAGATTACCCACAGGCACCTGTAGTGATTGTCGATATCCCTATGTGGGACGAGAAAGATCGTATCGACTACATCCACAAGCGCATATGGCTGCACCAAGATGCTCAGGTTCGCTACGACCTTGAGATCGTGGAGCAGGACAGGTTTGTGCCATGCGCCGACGATGAGCGTTGGAAGAAAGAAGATAGCTGGGCCGTGAAGAAGAAGGGAAACAAAAGGGCTTTGAGAGTATTTGATCAAGAGGTCTTGGCTGAGGGGTATGTTAATTCACATAACTCTCTTGGCAACGACGGAACGGTTTTGGAGATAGAACACCGACCCGGTGAGTACACCCGGTGTAAGGGCAACTACTGCGGTGTTGCCGATTTTTGCCATCAATATAGAGGAGACAACTGATGAGCAGTGTTTGGGAGACCTTATCCAAGGTTGATGTTTCGGATCACACCGAAGACAAAAATGGTCTGACCTATCTGAGTTGGGCTTGGGCATGGGGGATTGTGAAGAAGCACTATCCAACCGCTACCTTCCGCAAAAATTTGTACGGTAGTGAAAATTCAATGATCCCCTACATGGTGGATCCGGCTGGTTATGCGTTTGTTTCGGTCACGGTAACCATCGAAGGCGAAGAGCAGACCGAGGTGCTTCCTGTCCTCAACCATGCCAACAAGGCTGTGTCGGCACCGGACAGCTTTCAAGTAAACACTGCCTTGCAGCGCTGTCTCGCTAAGTGCTGCGCTATGCACGGTCTTGGTCACTACATCTACGCTGGCGAAGACTTGCCTGAGGGCGCTGTTAGAAAGGTGGTTGTGGAGGACGCAAAGGGCGACAAGAAAGAGGTCGAGGGCGTTGACGTTGTAGCCGAGGTCTTCAAGACGTTCATTCCTGATTGCGCCACAGTCGAGCAACTGCGTGGCTTCTGGGGCGTAAACAAACACGCAATTAGCGTTCTCAAAGAGAACGATGAAAAACTTTACAACGAGGTTCTGAAGGATTTCACGAGCCGCAAAGAAGTGCTTGAAAAAGGAGAGGCAGCATGACCGATTACCCACCATCTGGCGCATTGTTTTCCAACACAAGGAAACAGAAGCCTAACCAGCCAGACTTCACTGGTGAACTTGAACTGTCTGATGAGGTTGTAAGCGACCTTGTCTCTCAGATGGAGCGTGGCAACGCCAAGCCAAAGCTGCGTATGGCTGGCTGGCGTAGGCAGAGCAAGAAGGGAACCAAGTTCATCTCTGTCGTGGGCAGCAAGTTTGAAGAGCGTCAGCAGCAACAGCAGACGCAATCAAACGGATTTAACGACCTCGATGATGACGTTCCGTTCTAAACGGATACGCTCTAAGCGGTACCTGCAAACCCTGCGTGGGAAACCATGTTTGGTTTGTGGGTACGGCTCTGAGGCGCACCATGTCATGTTTGCCGAGCCGAATGCCATGGGTATGAAAGTTGGTGACAACTGGTGCGTTCCTCTCTGCCACGGCTGCCATATGAAGCTGCATGCTTTCGGTGACGAGAGAACGTGGTGGGATCTTCAAGGGGTTGACCCCTTGGATTGGGCTAAACAGAACTGGGAGAAGTTCAATGGAAACGCTTAATAAAGTGGCGCATGCCATAGCCGACGCTGAGGACACGTTTATGGATAACCCCATAGACTACGAGGACGTGGCCGAGGCTGCACTCAAGGCCCTCAGGACGCCCTCTGATGACATGATGAGGGTTCTTGAGGGCATGACGCCTTACAGAAACAATCTTGACCTGTGGGTTGCTATGATCGATGCCGCAATGGGGAGAGCGGTTAATGAAGCAGAAAAGGGGCAAACCCAAATACACCTATGAGGTGACTGTTGTCGAGGAGTACACCCGCACCTACAAAGTGCGTGGTGACGACCCCGAACACGCCTTTGAAAGAACAGAAGAAATGATCCGCAATAAGCAAAACTCCATGCGGATTTACAAAAAGTATATTGGTGACATTCACCATATACATAGCGAGGAGGTCTTTGATGACTGAAATTAGAGATGCCGCTGTGCATTTTGAGGCGGTGAAAACATCGATGTCTCAAAGCAAGCAGGGCACAATCCTGCGCTTGGCCATACACCCTAATGAGGTACCGGCCAGTCTGCATACCGACTGGGTTGGGTCTCGCTACATGGTTGCTATGGTCAAGCTAGACGACCATGACCAACCAGAGATTTCTGATGAGCAGCGAGAGACAGAGCGACTGATCGCTAGTGCTGGCATGCTTTGTAGAAACTTAGACTTCGCTAAGTTTTTATTCGATGCAGACACCCTACTAGGTGTGCCGAGTGACGAAGCCGAGCGAGAGAAGAGGGTTGCCGGTGCGCTGCGAGAAGTTCTTGGCGTTGAGAGCCGTTCCGAAATGAAGAACAACTCTGTAGCAAGAGAGAGGTTCAAGACTATTTCAGAGGAGTTCACAAGATGGAAACAGGGCAGGGGCTAAGTTCACAAGATTTCATAGACAAGAAAGCCATCGCAGAGATGCTGTCTGTGAAGCCAAAGGCAATGGACTACCTTATCCAGAAGGACAAGACGTTCCCAAAGCCCTTGGTGTTGTCACCGAGAATGAGGAGATGGAAGAGGCAAGAGGTTGTAGATTGGATCAATTCCAAACTGGGCGGCTGAATTTGTACTAAGGTACAAAATCAAAGGTTCTCGTTTATCAGCCTGTTGGCGCGTTGAACAACCTTATCGATCTGCTCACCAAGCCTCTTCACAATCTTTTCCTTCTGAGCATCAGGCAAGCGCGGGTTATCCTGCACTTGCTTGATCTGCCTCAGTAGCCTGTTTCTAGCACTGTTCAGTGCCTTGATCTGTCCATGGATGCGGAGTTCGCTGTCAAGCCGGGACCGCACAGACCTGACCTTTGATGGGTCGCCGGACTCAATCGCCGCTTCAAGGATTTCACGAGACTTCAAGACTTTGTTGCGGCCTTCCACAAAATTACTCAAATCTTCACGATCTGACACACTGTAGAACACCTTCCTGACAAAAGGTGTCTGCCTGATGAACTCGTCTTCAAACCCATCAGTCAGTGCTGTCGGGATTGTGCCGAAGGCAAAGTCGCCTGTGCGCTGCACGAACATACCGGCACCGCCAGTGAGATACCCAAGCCAGAAGTCGATGGTGTCTGGCGAAACATCAATAAAGCCCTTCTCTACCTTACTGCCGCCTGTAAGGGCGTTGAGGTTTTCCGATATCCACTTGAGCGATGGGCTTGTAGTAGACCAGAACAACTGGCTGTCTGGTGGCGGTGTGGGATCGTAGGAAGAAACCTCTTTGACGATAGGCTTGCCAGCGAAGTCTTTGTTCTCCACGATATCGATGAACGGATCCGCAACTGTCGGGGCAACGAAGTTGAAGAAACTCTCGGTGCCGCCAAGCGGGTTCAGTGTATCTACAGCCGTTCCAAGGATGCTGCTTGTAGCCTCTGATGGCGTGTACTTGCCACGAGCGGCCCTGCTGAGTGCGCGTCCTGCGTTGATAGCCATGTTGAGGCCGTATGGCATCGGTATGGCAATCTCTGAGCGGTCAGTCACGCCGAATGGGTCTGGCAGTATGATGTTATGCTCAAGGATGTATTGAGGCGTCTTGTCGTATATCAGTTCGCCGTCTTCATCTTCCTCTGACAGGGCGGCGTTCAACTGGTCCTGAAGAACCCCAAGAACAATCAGGCTTGCCCAGATCTTCCTGACCTTAGGTGATCTGGTTGCTGCGTTGATGAGGGCAAAGGAACCCTGAATCGATGCGTTGTAGAAGAGGTACGCAGCGTTCATTGCGGTCTTATACTCACCGCCCTTGGCAAAATCGACAGTGACGTTACGAGCGGCGAAGGCAGCCCTTTGCATACCGATCTTCGGGGCAAGGGCTTTGAATGTGGCTACCCTGATCGCGTTCTCGGCGACGGTGTTGTAGTTCTCAAGGAACGAAAGCAGTGAGCCAGTTCCCTTGCCGACAAAGCTATTCTTTACCTTGTTCCACTGGCCCCTTGCGCCAGCTTCAGAGATGTCACCAATGATGCCTTTGACGTTGTTTACCTGATCGCTTAGATCAGACATCTGGTTCAGGGCGTTTTGACCACCGTAAAGCTGGAAGAGACGGAAGACATCTGCGTCCTCAAGAGCGTTGATGTCGAAGCCATCTGCCTCGGCCTGTTCTTTTGTGATGCTTGATTCCTGACCCTTCACTACAACACGGCGGATGCCTTTGAACGCACCCTTGAAGTTCCGCATGATCTCGGATGTCAGACCTTTCATCTCGTACTGGTTCACGTTGACACCGGCAGTCTGAATATCCCGGACCACGTTGGTGATGAAAAACTCAGGGTTGTACGAGGTATTGATGTTCGACAGGTACCGATTCAGCTTGCCCATTGCGCTGACGACGGCGTTGCCTGTCTGCACGGACATGCCAAGTGTGCCGTTGATCGCCTGAGCGAGGCGAGGGTCGAGCATCTTGATGTAGACCTCACGACCATCCTCTTTGACTACAGCGATTGTCGGGTCATTCAGCGCCTGAAGATCTGGAACAATCTTAACAACACCATCTACAAGGCCACGCCGCATCGGACGGCCCTCAAGTTCAACTGCAAGGCCAGCCATTGCCTGCCGGTTGTTACGCAGAAGGCTAAGGAACGATTTGCCTACGGCATTCTTCTCGGATCTGATGATTGCATTCTGGTTTTGCATGAAGACACCAGACAGGATGTTGCTGGCATACTCCCCACGACCAAGCATGGCTCTGTCTTCTTTGCCCCTGACGCCGAACTTTCTGCCGCCAGTGCTGGCAAACGTGCCCTCTTCATTCGCCTCGCCCATCGGGTCAAGGATGCCGCGAAGAGGAACATACTCAGTGAACTCCGGTGCCGGTCTTACCTCGTCACCAGAGTCGTCAATCTCCACATCTCCAGTTTCAAAATCCAACGGGACAAGGTCTCCATCCCGTCTAACTTTGTTCGTGTTATCCACGATGTCTCGCACGCCTGCACGGACGCTCTCAAGTGTCGCCCTGTTGCCTGAGTCAAGACTGCTTACCCAAGATATGATGCGATCTGCCTCGGCGTCAGTCATGCCTGAGCCGGAGTCTTCACCGGGATTGATGCTGCGAATGTACTCGTTACGCTCCTTGGCGTGGAGGGCATACAAGTATGCCTCAGCTACAGCCAGCTTCTTGCTGCCTGTAGTTTCTTCTGCGGCCCTTACAAATGCGCTACCTGCTGCCAGACCCTCGTAATTTGTACCCGCGTCTAAATCGAGAGTTGCAACAGTCCGGGCGACTGGCTCGTATAGGCCTTGTGTCGCTGTGTCCACCTTCTCACCGACAACGCCATGGTACAGGGTCTCCTGTAGATATGGGTCCATGGCATCAGTGATCGTCGCGCCCTTTGAGCGCAGATCGTCAACAATCTGAGCTACAGGCAGGAACCTGTCTTGGAACCTTACAGCGAAACCGTCAGATATTTCCTTGGCCTTCTTGTCACTAATCAGTCCACCGAGACGAAGGATCTTGCTGAGAACCTGATATGACTTTGAGTAGACAATGTGGTCCTGTGTTTCCTGTATGCCAGCTACAGACATGTCCAGAGGAATAGAGGAGTAATCAGTCTGCTTCTTCTTTTTCTTGTCAAGCTGAGGGAAGAACGTCCTCACAGAATACAGCCCCTGACCTGACGGTGTCGGGCGATACTCAAGGGACAGAACAAGTGGTGGGGAGTTGTGGGTGGGGTTTACCCATTCCATGCGGATGTCACGATTTTGGATGCCGCCATCGGGTATCGCGACGACACCCGGCCCATCTTGATAGTCTTGCCGCTGCCACACGCGCATCATGTCGTAGATGGCCTGTGTAACGTCACCGTACTTACTGTTCTCAGTAAGTTCCATATCGTGGTCGCGCTGCTGGATGTGATACAGGCCGAAGTTGCCCATGCTTTCGATTGGCTTCTCTTCGCCGTCTTGACCGGCAAACAGATGCACACTCAGGAAACGCCGACCGTCCCTGATCATTCCAAACAGATATGGGTTCTTTACGGTCTCGCCGCGCTCACGCGCACGGAGCGCAATGGGATTGGGGATGGGTTGCTGAGGCTTTGCCGGAGGCTCGGTAAACCTCGGGATGGCCGAGTAGTCAGGCTCTGATTTGACAAAGGCGTCATTGATAGCCCTGACAGAGGCGTCCTCTTCTGGAGACAGGTTCTCTGTGAAGGGGTCCTC